CGTCATACGAGATAAGCACGCCATCTTGAACAGCCATCACTACACGGGGCGGTAGCCCTATACCCCCTCAGGCTGACTTCATTGCTACGGAACACGGGATCAGCGGTTCAAGCCACTGATCTGTGTGGGTGTTGTGTCTTTTTCACAGAGCACCATCCTTTTTGCCTACAGTGCAACTCAGGATTCACTTTCCCTTGCGGGTGCATTTCCTGGATCTCACGATCACCAGTGTTGCTATGGTTTTGCCTTGAGCCTTTTTAATTCTTCTCGCAGCAGATTGCTGCTGCCTATTCTCACATTGATGATGCCATTGTAGTATTCATCTGATTCCAACACTCTGCGTTCAAACTGTTCCAAAGCCTCCAAATAGCCCATCACGCCTCGGCTGCGACAGATGTACAATATTTCTCGAGTGAATTGATCCATTCCCAAACTCTGCACATCCTGCAACAACTGTTCATTGCTGCCCCAGTAGTCTTTCCAGTCACTCTCCACCCGGCTTCTGCGTCGGTTCACTCGGCCTTTGAGTGGTGGACGTGATTTTTTGAACTGGGCCAATTTCTTGCCCACGTACTTGCGACCTGTTTGAAGATTGGTGATGAGATACACAAATCCTTCAGTGCCCACAGGCAGAGAATCTATGGGTTGACCTTCATACATCCATGGCATGCCATTACTTACGTGAGTGAGATTTCATCCAGCAGAGTCTTGGATCTTTGTGATATTTTGGTAGTGATTGAAAAGTTTTGGTAACCAAAAGGCACACAAAATTTTTGCGCCGCAGTTTTGTACTTCGTACAAACTGTAGTGTCTACCGCAGCGGCTGCGCCGTGCTACTGGCTGCGATTCTTCTCTTTGTGCTGTTTGTATTCACGCACAATTTCTGCTCGGCGTGTGCGACCCAGTTTGCGTATTTCACTCAACCATTTTCGGGCCTGTATTTTGCTCTGTCGGCTGGGTCTTTTGGCAAACTTTTCATTGTATTTGAAGTAGTTCATGTAGGCCTTGGTCAGTAAATCATGTGTGTCGTCCATGTGTGCTCCTATATCTCGTGAAATTCAGTTGAATTGCTGTAGGAAGTGAATCCATTTTCTTTGATCACTTTGAGTGTGTTGTTGACCCTACCCATGAGTTCATCTCTGTGGCTGATCAGATATATGCTCTTGCCACGCTCTCTACTCATACGTTTCAGTATGGCAATGGATGATTCCACACCCGCTGTGTCCAATCCAGAATCAATCAATTCATCTATGAACAACAGATTGATCTCTTGATACAAACTTTCCCACACATCTCTGAATGCAAAGCTCAATCCCAATATCAATCTATTGCGCTCACCTCTGCTGAGATTGTCAAAGTCAAGTTCTTGGCCCAACATGGTAATCTGCACACTCAAATCGTTTTTGAATGTAACTGTGTGCGGCAAGCCCAATGCTGTGAGATAGTGTGTGAGCCTGTTGTTTAAGAAAGCCAAATTCTGATCTATGATCTTCTTTCTGATAAAACTGTCCTTGTTGGTCAACAGTTTTAACAAAAATTCTTGATGATCTTTGAGCGTTTGCAAACGATTCACTTCACTCCAGTCCAGTTCTTGCAATGCTTCTGTGCTGAGTTCTGTGATTTGATCCACATAAGGATTTTGTTCTGCTTGTTTGTTTTTCAGTGTGGATTTATAAGTTTCCAGATGTTGTCTGTGCTCATATGCTTCTTTGACAGTGTCATAGTATGTGTCTGGACGTGTGTCTTGTGTGCCCATGAGTTTAATGGCTTCATCTATCACTGCTATTTCAGACTGTATGCTTTGATTGTAGTTGACTGCTTCACCATATTCTTCTTCCAACTTGCGTTGTATTTCACAAAATTTATCATTGTGTAATTCCTGACCACAGGCATAACAAGTGGCTTTGTCATACAGTTTATCCAGATCATTGCCTACTTTATTAACTGTTTTGTCTGCCTGCAGCAGCGTCATTTCCAAACTGCTCTTATCTTTTTGTAATTGTTTCAGTTCATTGCTGAATTTGGTCCATTCTTCCAACTGTTGATGTGTGGCCAACTCTTGATCAATGTCCACAGACTCCAGTTCCTTGATGAATTTATTCAGTTTTTCAATGTCCAAATTCTTTTGTGTGTTCCAAATTTTTTCTTTGTTGCTCAATGAGTTGATGGTTTCTTTGATCTTTTCATTGCTCATTTTGAGACCTTCCAAACGTGCATTTTCCATGGCCATGTCTTCTTTGCTGACTCTGATGCGATCTTTCAACAGTTCTGCTTTTTCGCTCAGCAGTGTGATGCCCAACAACTGTTCTATGATGTCTTTTTGATCATTGGCACTCATGCTCAAGAACGGTTCTGTGTATGTGTTCAATGCCAATATGTGTTTGAACATGGCATGTGATAATCCCAACATGTGATTGATAGCAGCCTGAGTCATTCTGCTGTCTCCTTGGCTCTCATCAGTGATCTCTTGTTCACTGTCATTGATAAAATATCTTAGAGTGTTGGGGCGTCTGCCTCTTTCAATGCGATATTTCACACCATCCTTTTCAAAAGTCAGTGTGACCAACATGTTTTTGTTGTTGGTCTTGTTGACCAAATTCTCTCTGCGTATTTTTGTTAATGCTTCACCAAACAGTCCATAACTCAGTGCATTGATCAGTGTGGTTTTACCAGTGCCGTTTCTGCTGCCTGCATCATCTCCACCTTGATCCAAGTTTTCACCCAACACCAATGTGAGTCTTTGTTTGTCCAGCATCACTCCTTGGGTCTGATTGCCCACACTCATGAAATTTTTAACTGTTAGACTGTTAATTTTTATCATTGTAGATCTCTGTAAATTTCTAGCAGTGTGTTTTTGTTGTAGCTGTCGGATTCTATGGCATTGATTTCTTTGCTGACAATTTCATCCACAGATTCAAAACGTGTGATATCCAGTGTGCTGGTCATTTCATCATCTTTTTTGCCAGGAATCAGCACAATTTCTCTGCAGTTGTAATCTTTTATAAAAGTTTCTTTGATAAAACTGGCTTCTTCATAGCTGATGTCTATGTCCAATGTGACTTGCAAGTGCATCTTGGGCAGTATGATATTCTTTGCATCATTTAATAATTGACTCAGATTGACTTTCAAATATCTTGGACAATTGTACCAATTGATGTATCTGGGAGTGCCACCATGTTCCATGATCATCATGCCACGCTGATCATCATTCACATCTGCATAGTTGTGCGGCATAGGATTGCCAATGTAATGTATGTTTCTTGCTGTTTGTCTCTTGTGAAAATGTCCTGTGAACACATATTCTGGATGCACAAAATCCACTGCTTGTATCAATCCAGTGTCTGGCATTTCTATCATGGCGTTCATTAAAAAGTGTGGCAATTCAAAATGACCAAACATGTATCTGCTTTTGATTTTTTTGATCTGTTTGTATTCATCTCCCACCAACCAAGGCACCAAGGTCACATCATCTATGGTGGTGGTCTCTGTGATCACAGTGATCCCAGGAATGAATCTTGCAAACTCCACTGAGTGAATATCACGCTTGTCCTTGTAGTACAGATCGTGATTGCCAGGAAAGAAATAAAATTTTTCAAAAGCCTTGCCCAGTTTCTCCAAACATTTGATGGAAACATCCATGGTCATCAAATTCAATGAGTTTCTATTGTGATGCCAGTCACCACAGAATATGCCTGTTTCGCAATTGTTTTGTTTGGCTTGTTCTATGAACCAATCCACAAATTCTTCACAATCTTGATTGTGAATCATGCTGTTGCTCTTCAAGCCAAAATGTATGTCAGTAAAGACTGCTGCTTTTTTAAACATCAAATATAAATTTCCAAGACTTCATTGTAAACAAAAAATTGAATAAAGTCAATAACTTAAATTTTCTTTTTGAATTCCCTGTCCACAGCATTTTGATATGCTTCTGCGTTTTGACGTGTGTGACTGGGCATCATGTCATTTATTTCCAGAATGTCATCTCTGATATTTTGATTTCTTTTTTCGATATTGATGATTCTCACAAACGAATTGGTCACTGCTGCTGTATAATAAGCAAATGGATTATTGGATTTGCTTTCATCAAATTGTAAACCAATCTGAGTCAATTGCAGTATGGCTTGTCCTTGCATCTCATCATTATAAGTGTAACCTCTCACATTGCCTCGGGTGGCATAACGTTCACACAGTTTCATCCACATCATGGCCAGTTTGTTTGTGGGCTTGCCGCCCTCTTTAGTAAACTTGCCATTGTGCATGCCACCTTCCCAGTGACTTTTGCCCACACATGAAAGATTGGCTTTCTCGTCATACTTCCAATGTTGGAAAGCTGGAAAGTTCACTTTGATTTTGGAGTCTGCGGAACTCTTGGGATTTTTTTTACGACCCGGTTCATTGGGTATGTGATCATAGGTCATGACTCTAAACACCAAGTCTTCTTTTTTAATTTTTTTGTAATCCACTTCGCACTCAGACAATTTAACTTTGGGATTCACTGCTTTGCGTTTTTCAAACTCTTCCTGCGCTAATCGTTTGGCTCTGGCACGTTTGGCTTCTGCTATGGTTCTCACATTGATGCGTTCCAAGGATGACACAATGGCATCGTATCTGTGATGCTCGTCTTTGGTGTAGCTGCAATAGCTGTTCTTGGATTTGTGTATCTCTTCCAACAGATCTTTGTTGTTTAGATAGTTGATTTTTTTCATTGAATTCCTTTGTAATTAGCCTTCAGTATAAACTACGCAGTTAATTTTGTCAATAAATACTTGATATATTTGACATATGGCGGAATTCATAAAAAAAACACTGGGTGCAGCCACAGCAGCGGTAATAGGCGCTGGAGCAGCCAAAGTCATCAGCAGCCAATTTAACATGAGTGATGTGAGGGGTAAATTTCTGCCCAAAGATGGCATAGGTGCTACCAAAACTTTGACACAAGCCACAGCGTTGACCAAACCAGGCGAAAAAGATTGGAGAGTCAAATTAAGCATTCCTACTTCATTCAAAGACAGTAGATTAATGCTGCCTGTGATGAAAACTGGAGGATTTACATTTCCTTTCACGCCAAGCATACTCATGTCGCACACAGCACAATACACTGATAATAATCCTGCACACACCAATTATACTTTTAGTTCATTCAATTACAGCACAGTGGATAATATTCAGATCAACGGTGATTTCTACGTGCAAAATTCAGTGGAAGCAGAATATTGGGTTTCCTGTGTTCACTATCTAAGAAGTGCCACCAAAATGCGTTATGGCGAAGGCAGTTCTGATGCAGGATCACCACCACCAGTGGTACTGTTGAATGGTTATGGAGATTTTGTTTTCAAAAATGTGCCGGTGATCATACAAAGTTTTAACATAGAGTTGGGAGCGGAAGTGGACTACATTCAAACTGGATTATTTGCAGAGGCACAAGGAGATTTTGATGCTGGCACGTATCAAAGTTATGCTTGGGCTCCTTCACAAAGTTTGATCACTGTGCAGGTCAAACCTCAGTACAGCAGAACTGCTGTGTCTCAGTTCAATATGAATAATTTTGTCAATGGCAAATATGTGCAAGGCGAAGGAGGATTCATCTAATGGCTCAATATCAATCATACAGTCCTTTTGCCCGCACACAAACAGTGAATGATCAATATTTAGATTTGCTCAGTATCAGACCCATTCCAGCCACTGCAGATGATGTGTTGTACACTGTGGAACCACAATACACTCACAGACCAGATTTGTTAGCATATGACTTGTACAACAACACAAAATTATGGTGGGTGTTTGCACAAAGAAATATGGATGTGATCAAAGATCCTGTGTATGATTTGGTGGCAGGCATAAAAATTTATCTTCCACAAGGACCCAAATTACGACAAGCCTTAGGGATCTAACCAATGGCTCCTAACACATCTACTGACATCAGAGTGATACCAACCACAGAATCTCAAAGAGATGCTGCGGCACGCGATCCCAATTTTTATCAAAGAGACACTTTTGAGTCAGACACAGCCACAGTGGACGTGGGAGAATTGTTTCCCAACAAAGTGCCAAACCCTTTGCATCAGTACAATTCATTCAACTGTATTTTTACTTTGGCATGTCTTACTTTGGAAGAGATTAATTTTCCTGCTAGATTGCGTCAAAAGCCACCAGAAGTGATCATACTGAGGAGCGGTGGGTCTGGGCAATCAAAATTTCTCACACCCTATGATCTGGATTTTAATGGTGGCAATTCCAACACAAGAACTGCACGCGAATATTTCATGGGCAATGTGAATGTTAACACACTAATAGGACCAAACCAAAAAGGGCAAAGCAATGTTACAAAATTAGAATTTACTGTGTATGAACCCTACAGCATGGGCACGTTTGTGGAAACATTAAGACAGTCTGGACTAAAAGCAGGTTTTAAAAACTGGATACAAGCTCCTTGGTGTTTGATCATTGAATTTGTGGGACACACGTTGCAAAACAAAACCGAATCAGTCAAGGATGCTTTGGGCAACACTACCAAACGAATATTTCCTATTAAAATTTCAAATATAGATTTCACTGCTGATCAGGCCGGAGCACAGTATCAGATTCAGGCTGTACCCATCAGTGATCTTGCAATGCAGACAAGTAATCAAAGCATACCCAAAGACATCAGGATTGAAGGCTACACGGTGCAAGAAATGTTGCAGATAGCTCTACAGCATGAATTGAACAAAAATAGAAAAGCAAAAAATAAAGATAATAAAACTTTGGAAGAAATAAATGACATCATAATAAACTTTCCAATTCAAGAAGAACAAGAAAAACTCAGTCAAAGAACCGGATACCAAGAAGCGGAATCGGGAACCACATTCAATCCAGATGCTCAAAGAAGCGCTGTGATTGGCACCGGAGCACAAGTTATTAGCACGCCCAGTATCACCAGTTATGTGCAATTCAAAAACACTCTTAACAGCATTGGAAGTTCAAAAATAAACCTTACCAAACAACAGAATAAAAATGTAGGCAGCGAAGACGATCAAAAATTCTATGATAAATTCACAAAACTATCAAAATTTACAATCAAAGGCCAAGTTCCAAATCTTACTTTCAAACAAGGCACAAATGTGGAATCAATCATCACAAACGTGATATTGCTGAGTGATTATGGTGACCGTCTGTTTCAGCCCAGTGACGCAAATGGCTTCAAAACATGGTTCAAAATAGTGCCTAGATGTTTTTACATAAATGACGAGAAAATTGTGGAACAAAACGGCACATATCCATTGCTGATGGTGTTTGATGTGATAGAACACAAAGTGCATGAATCACTGTTTGCAAAAATAAACAGAAAAACTCAAACAGAGAATTTTAATAAATTTGTGATTAAAGAATATGATTATCTTTTTACTGGAAAAAATTTAGATGTGTTAAAGTTTGACATCAAAATTCAAGCCAGTTACCAGCAACTGTTGCCGAGTGATAAAGCCAATTCCAAACAAGATCCCAATAAAAAAACAAAAAACGAAGGAAACGATACTGCAGACGTAGACAACAGCGCAGGTGAGACTGCAGCACAGAACGTGGGTACAGGCAAAATCACTGCCAATTATTTTGCAAGTCCTCGCAGAAAAAATTATGAAGCATTGGGCGAACTAACCACAGAACAAAGACAGACTTTGGAATTTCACGACATGATTATGACTGGTAGCATCAGTTTGACCAATACCAATTTAGAACTGTTGGGGGATCCATATTTTTTAGCAGACAGTGGATTGGGCAACTATTACGCTAGTGTGGGCAAAGATCCACGCACAGGAGAAAAAAAATTTATAAACAATGATGGCAGTGCTGAACCCACTTTTGCCGGAATATATTGTGTGGTGAATTTCAAAACTCCCATAGATTATGTGTCCAGTGGCAACATGGTGTTCAAAGGCACAGCCAACTCTCTTAATAAAAATTTTGTTCAGTTGGATGAATTCAGCGGAGTGTACCGAGTGAATCAAGTGGACAATGCTTTCCAGAATGGAACCTTTGTGCAGACATTGCAACTGGTGAGAGTGCCAAATCAAGAAGTCACAGGCAAAGCCACTAGCACCACTGCTTTGGGCCAGCCAATCTATGGTGATTCAGAAGTAGACACCCCAAATATGGATGCGACAGGAGCATAATGTTTTCAATTGATCGCAGAAGCAACCCTAATCAGCAAGGCTCAATCAAAGACTCGGGCCCTTACGAAGCCAGAATCACCAGTCACCTGGATGGCAAATACATGGGCACACTGGAGGTGGAGTTGTTGAGATCTGTGGATCCTGGCATGGACTCATTGGAAGCCAATCAACGTGTGCAGGTGGAATATCTCAATCCTTTCTATGGTGTGACCAACTATGCCGGAGTGACCAAGAACAACGACTATGCCAGCAGTCAACAGAGTTACGGCATGTGGTTTGTGCCGCCAGACATCGGCAACATAGTGCTGGTGATATTTGTGGAAGGCAACATCAACAAAGGCTATTGGATTGGTTGTGTGCAGGCAGAAAATCAAAATTTTATGATTCCTGATGGCCGACCTGCAACCACTTTCACTGACACCATAGGTAATATCACAGACATTGGTAAGAAATTGCCAGTGGGTGAATACAACAAAGAATTGTTGATCAACAGTTTAAATTTATTAGATGCTACAAAAAATTTAAAACCTATTAACACTGATTTTAAAAATGTTTTGCAAAATCAAGGACTATTAACAGATGAAATCAGAGGATTAACCACCACCAGCGCCAGACGTGAAGCACCCAGCAGTGTGTTTGGAGTCAGCACTCCAGGACCTTTGGACAAACGTGGCAATGCTAGAGGCAAAGGTGGTAGATACTATTCAAGACTGGGTGGCAGCAGCATTGTGATGGATGATGGAGATGATAAATTTTTACGCAAAACATCAGCAGCCACAGGACCATCAGAATATGTGAATAAAACCACAGACATAGTCACTCCAGCAGATGAAACCATACCTCACAATGAGTTGGTACGTATTAGAACACGCACAGGACATCAAATATTGCTGCACAATTCAGAAGACTTGATCTACATTGGCAATGCAGCAGGTACCACTTGGAT